CACATTGAAGTGCGCATCGAACAGGATGTGAGGATAGGTCGGAACCGCGATGACACGGTCAATCGGCGGGTTCTCGACGATGAAGTCCGGCCCCAGGACCGGAAGATTGTCGAAATCCTGAGCCAGGTGCCACGTGTCGAGGGTTTGAGCGAAGTTGGACCGGAACTGGCCGGTGATGACGGAAGGCTTGTAGCGGTACTCAGCGAACCGCTCCTGGTAGGCCCAAGCTTCCATGTCGACAGAAGTGCCCTGGGCATAGATTTCGATGTTGTAGACGGCCTGCTCGCCGATATGGGCGAGAGCTGGCCAATAGAAGTCCCAGCGAGTGGAGCGCAACCACATGCGGTTGACGCCCTGCTGGTAAGTGAGATCAGCGCGAACGGACACCAAACCGAGGATCACACAGTGCTCGGTAAACGACTTGGTGAAGCCGTGATTATTCATGTTGAGGGTGCCTTGGGCAGCGAGATTGCCCTGCGGGCTTTCGCTGTCCGTCGACGAAGTCTGCGCGATCGGGTTGACGTTGATGACCGAAGAGCCGCCGCCCAGATACTCAGGGCGTTGAAGTCGGGCGTCGGGCGAGGTGACACCAAAATGCGAACGGATGATTTCGGTGTAGCGAGTACCGCCGCGAGCATCGCGCTCGTAGAGTTTTTGGATTTGGAAGGCCTGCCGGAGCTGATTGATCGTCGCAGCAGTAGCTGCGGAGAGATCGGCGTAGATTTGAGGACGGCCGCCAGCAGCAGCAGAGCCCTCGATGAAGAAGACGGTGTTCGTCGCGCCAGCGTCGATCGACGACGCATTCGCATAGAGGGTCGTGCCGGTGCCGACAGTTTCATAGACGGCCTCATTGGGCGACGAGAACACCTGGTTGCGCTTGCCGATGCCCAAGACGGGAGCCTGCGCGCCGAGCGGCAGCTCGACGGCCGGACCCTTCTGGGGCCACGGCAAGGCAGAGGTGAAATAGTCGTGCCGCTTACCGCGGCGTTGAAGGGAATAGGTGGCCGGAGTGTCGGGACCGTCGCCCTTCGGGACGACTATGGAGTCCTGCTGGTTTTGGTCGCGGAACCATTCGTTCCAGACGAGAGGATACGAGCGGAGGAAATCCGCCCGATGGGTGATCCCGGCCACAAGTGTAGGAAGTCCCATATAATCATAGATGGTAGAATTCGCGTAGCCGCCCACAGGCGACGTAATAGTCGGCATAATGTAGTCAGTGGAACTGTCAGGATCATCCTGAGCGCCATTGAATTCCTCCCAGTGTTCCCAGAGCAAACGCTCTGGAATAGCAAAGAAAAAGCTGTCGATATAGAGATTGTCCATAAAAGGATGGATGGGCGTGGCCAACCGGCCAAAGCCGGTCATGCGAAGATTGAAGGTGTCGCCGGGCAAAGCCTCGTCGACAAAGACGGGGATGAGCCATCCCGCGTCAAAGGTGCCCTTCCACTCGTGCGATCGATCGAACGAAGAGCGCGGAATATCCGCATTGGGCACCTGAGAGAAGACATGTTGAGCCCGGCGAGCCATTTACTGCTCCCGGGGCGTAGAGGGGCGATGCGCGCCATTGGCGCGGCCCGTGGCGGCCGCAATTGCGTCCTCCAGTGGGGTAGCAGCCCGACGAGCGATATCCTCGTCCACGACCTTCCTAGCGGAAATAACCGGCACCGGCTGCTCGTAGCCAGCAACGGAGCCGAGATTGTCGTCGAACTCGGCAACCTCGTACAGAACGAAGTCGTCGGGGTGGCGATGCATAAGCTCGTCGCGGTGAAGAACAGCGTCAGAGAAAGCCCGAATAGCGGGCTCGACCCGAGGCATAAAAAAAGGGGGAGCAAATGCTCCCGCCTTGAGATCTTTGACGCTGTAGGCTTTGTGGATCATTCGATAGTCCTCTTGAGCTGGGTAAGACGAGCTTGGAGAACCTTTTCCCGGACACGTAGTCGGTCGGGTGCATTATCGGCCTCTCGGCGCAGCGCCTTAGCTTTGCGTCGCTTCTTTATCTCAGCGACCTCATCAGGATAGAGCAGCTCGTATTGATTTGTATAGTAGCGCGGCGGGGTGACGGGTTTGCCGTTAATAATCACCTCATCGAAAGGAAAAACATCCTTCATATAGGCCTGGAACCAGCGGGAGCCGATGCCTCCCTGACCGCCTCGACCGCCGCGAGACATGCTGTTGAACTCGGGCTTGCGATCATGGATTTCACCCGTTTCAGGGTCGATCCACTCGTAGTGGTCAGAAGCTTCGTCACCAGTGACTTTCTTCATGACATAGCGTGCGACATAAGCCGCACTTTGGAACGTGACAGCACCGACAGAAGTATGTCCCTGACCCCATGTATCGGTCAGGAACTCAGAGATGAAGAGAGGATTTTCGCGCTCCATTTTCCAGAGTTGCTTATCTGGAAGGTCGAAATTGAAGAGGAGCGCGTGATAGTGCGGACGGCCGAAAGTCTCGCCGTACTCACCGCACATATAGAAGCGGATACGCTCGGCGTCGAAGTCGAGCTTACGCGCGGCGTTTACCTTGAGCCGCTTCATGAACAGTTGGAAATGTCGATAGTCCAGCCCGCGATTTTCGGGCAGGTGCTCATTGTCATAGGTCAGCGTAATGAATATATTATCATCGTAGAGGGATGCCTCATGTGTGCAACGCATTGCCCACTGTCGAGATTTCTCTAATCGGCACCCGATGCACTGACCGCATGGGAGCTTGAACGGAAGGTCAGCATAGAGAGGGTGTGCTTGTCGCCGTTGGAACACCGGGCGGCGTTTGCCGGAGGCAAGCACATCTTTCCCCCACCACGCAGTTAGCGGGTGGAAGCAAGCCATCAGAGGCGAATTCCGCCACGCATGGGGACACCTCGATTGAGGTTCTTTTTGTGCACCTTGACAGCGCCCCTGGTGAACTGGCGCTTGGACTGTTTTTTCGGGATTGAATGTCGCTTCGGCATAGCCTTGCTCCGGGTTGGGGTTGGGTCGGTGTGTCACTCAGAACAGTTACATCAAGTAGGTAACTGTTCTGGGCCCTGCGGAGGAGAGACCGCAGGGCTGAGGAAGTAGGCCCTAAAGGGACCTACTTAACGGGCTTCGGAGGCGTTGCCTCCTCAGACGAGGAGGGCGGCGTCTCCGACGCCTTCGGACGAGGAGCAGGCTCCTCTTTGGGCTTGGGAGGGGGCACGAGGCCAAGCTTGACGGCCTCGGCATAATTTTCGTCATCAGAGACGAAGTCCAGCAGCTCGCCCGGGTCGTTGTGGAACCGGGCACGAAGGCTGCTGGGAAGGGCGTAGAAGGCCTCTTGGGCCTCTACAACCTGATTGAGAGAAGTTTGATAGTCGGTGGCTCCGGTGAAGTCCCCGTAAGAGCCGGGGCCCCTTTGTAAACGGGGGTCGATAACCCCGGTTTTTTCGTATTTGCGCATGATGGTATTGATGTCGGTTTCCTTAGCGAACTCCTGCTTCGTACGCGTCGCGTTTGGGAAGGAGATCGCGGTGCGTGAGGAAGCGTCGTAGGGCTTTCGGATTTTGAGGGTCATGAGAGATCCTATGCGCTCTTGGGCGCTGCGCGCCCGCCGCGCGGCATCCCTGCCGGGATGCGCGCTTGTTGATGATTTTGGAATGAGTTTTAGACACTCGCTCCAGCTGAACGCTGGCCGTGGGGCCAGCGGTAGTTAGCGACCTCGTGGATTGATACCGAGCTCGCGGAAGGCCGTACCGGCCTGACGGAGCCACGGATTGGCTTTGAGTAGGGCCTCGTCGGCAGCAGCACGGGACGCCTCGGCGCCCATGATGCCGATCTCGGCACGGGTTTTGTCAGTTTGAGCAGCCGCAAGGGCCGAATTGGCCCCAGATTGAGCGGCTTGAGCCAGAGCCTGAACCTGCAGAGCAGACTGCGTCTTGTCCTGCGAATGTTTCAGGGAAGTATCGGCAGCAATATTCTCGAGCTGCGATTCTTGCGCTCGCGCAGCGAGCGCGCTCGAGACTGCCGTAGAAGCGCCGCTAACAGCGGCGGAACCCACGTTTTGTGGGGTGTAAGAGGAACCGCCGGCAGAGCCGGCACCCCCTTGTTTGTAAGCCAGAATGGGATTGAGGCCTGCGGCCTTCATGTCCTGCATGCCCCATTGGTATTGGTGGCGCAGGGTCTCTTTCTGGAAGTCCATCTGGCGTTGCGAAGCGCGGTCTGCTTGCTCGTTTGCCATCATCGTACCGGCCGCCGAAGCGACGCCGCCGATGAGCGCAGGGAGCGCAGCCGCGAGTAGCGGAGCGACCATAGCGGGCGCTCCTAGAAGTGGTCGATGAGCCCCGGCACCGAATAGACAGGCATCGGCCGGGCACACCGCACATTGAAGTGCGCATCGAACAGGATGTGAGGATAGGTCGGAACCGCGATGACACGGTCAATCGGCGGGTTCTCGACGATGAAGTCCGGCCCCAGGACCGGAAGATTGTCGAAATCCTGA